AAATTCTTTATACATTAAATCAGCAACATGATTATGTACTTGAGTAGCACTTGCAGGTGCATCTTTATCTATACTCATCCAATTATGAGGATGGAAGTTTTCTTCTAAAGTAATTGCATCTGCACCTTTATGAAAAGTTAATTTGTAATTATTTGTACCATCATTATCTAAAGCAATTTTAACTTCACCATTAGGGTTATCTGCATATTGTTTAAAATACATATCAACAACTTCATTCCAGTTGTTAGTTCCCCATTTTTCCATTTGTCCTTCTTTATCTAATAAATGAAAATCTTTATTCATTGCTGCATAAATATCATTGTTATTAAAACCACCTTTGTTTAACCAATAAGGATTTTTAACTAATCTAGGAACACCATCAGAAGTATGTGTTTCGATACCCCAGTTTTCATCTTTAAGTCTTTGCATAGTTCTGTGCCAAGCTTTTTTTCTTAATGGCCCATTTTCTTTAGCCCAAATATCAAAATCATCTGAATTAGACATTAATGTCATTTCATTAATAAATAATTCTTTTAATTGCATTTTAGCATGAGCAGGAACAATTCTTTCACCTCTCCATGACATCCATGTAGTTTGATCTGATTGTGCTAATAAATGTTTATGATATGGATTTTTATGATCCATAAATAATTTTAAAAAAGCATTTGGTGAATAAGTTGCAGATCCTAGTGAATTATTAAATCGGTTAATATCAAACCATAATAAACCATCTTCATCTACACCATCATTAAAAGATTCTTTAATGTTATTATATCTAAGATCCCAATCTATATCTTTATATTTGTTTAATGTTTCTGCTGCAGCAATATCATTTCTAGATTCAATACCTTGTTCTGATGCCCATTTAAGAAAAGGATCAGCTCCACCCCAATTAGGAAATAATTCACTAGATGTTAAATAATTATAAGCTAATATTTTTTCTTTTAATTGCATTAACACTTCAGGTTTTTCGTAAGATCCAGCACCATCTATTTTTAAATAGTTTTTAAACTCATCTGGAAATACATTTAATTCAGATAAAAGATTTGTAGCTGTTATAAAGCTTTCAGTAAATTCACCATTTACCATACCTTCTTGAATATCGTGAATACCAAAGTTTGCTAATAAAGCTGATGCAATATCTGATTTTTCTTGTTCACTTTCAAAGTCAATAAGTTTACCACCTTGAATAAATTTACTTACTTTAGCTTGGATGCTGTTTCTGTAATTAGTATCTTCTATAATTTTATTATATTTTTCAGATCCAAATTCCATATTAGGAATTGACATTGCAACGTCATGTCCACTTTTATCACTACCTTGAAAATTTTCCCATGACATTAAAGCATTAGGTTCATAATATTGATCTAAATGAATTTTTTTAGAA